TTTATATTAGCACCAGCTGGTGTATATAGTTGTTGTTGATATTTCATAGCAATGTCAGCCATAGCTCTTAATAGTTCAGGATCAGTACCAGCACTGTTACTTCTACGTCCAGCAGCAGCATTCTTTCGATCCTGTGCAGATTTTAATGCTGCAACCTGATCAGCAACAATCTTAGATGAGTAAGGATTTGCAACAGACTGTTGTAGTTGTTGCTGATAATAAGGTCTTTGTGAACCAAAAGGATCTATTGTTTGTTGTTGCTGACCTACAATATCCTTAACACCTTGAACATATTTCTTATTTTGCCTGCCTTCAGCTAAAGCACCTAAGATAGAACTACCACCTTTACCTGCAAATAAACCACCTAATCCACCTAATGCTTTAGTTAATGCATCAGAGAAAGAGGAGTTACCTTGTACATCAGCAGGTAATGGCATAGGGTTAGAAGTCATTTGCTGATAAGTGCGTTCGTTGTAATCAGGGAATTGTGTTCCATATCCCATATCTTGTCCAAAGGTATTTTCATAACCTTGAAAACCGCCTTCTTGTCCTTGAGCAATATCATCAAAAAAGTAGTTGTAATCTGTATTTTGACCTGCTATAAGTTGAGGATCTAATTCTGGATCATTGTATAGTTCATCACCATATCCACCAAAACCACCCTCCTGACCTTGGGCTGTATCATCAAAATAATAATCTTCGTAATCATCCATATTTAAACCTCATATTTTCCAGAAATTATAATTGTATCGCCAGTTGCAACCCATGAGGATGGATAACAACGATCATTTGTAGAATCTAATAATCCTGTACCTATACCAAGTAATGTAGTTTTATTAGATGTTGTAACTGTATCGTCTTGAGCAGCTGCCACAGGTAAGTCACAGTAAGTTGTACCTGCTGTAGATTCTGTTGTTGCTGTACCTGAACAAGAAATCTTAACAGTATAAAAGATAGTTCTACCTATCCGTGAGTATCTACCAGCATATGTAGCAGCACCAGTACCATTAACAACTGTTAAGTTTGTAAAGGTAGGAGTCCATGTACCCTGAACAGAATTTGTTACTGCTGTGTGTTCATCATTTGTTAAATGATACATCTCACCAGCAGTACCACCTTGTAATCCTTGTAATGTGTTATGAAGTCTTATAGCAATATCAGTAATATTAGAACCAGCAAAGTTAATAATATACCAAGGAACAGAACCTGATGTTGAAATATAGTTTCTTAACTGTCTGTACCATTCTAACCATGTAAAAGATCCTGGTTTATCTTGAATTGGTGGTGGAGGTAATCCTGCCATTATGAAATCCCTTCAGTGTAATGTAATTCCATAGCTTCATATCTTGTTTGTGCATTGGTATTTACATCTTCAAATTCAAAAGATCTTCGTCGAAACTGACCTAAACGAGTTGCATATGGAGGAAGATCTTGATCTGAGTATAGATCAATACTTGAGGTTCCAACTATAGGTACAAAATCTCTATAGTCATTATCATGCATATATAGTTTAACAGGAGTACTGCCTGTATCTACTTGGTCCATAAATAGAGAAAGCTTATGTAATATCTTTCTATTTATAGTATCCATATCTATTCTATTAGTTCTAAATAAGACTCTAATATCATAAATAAGTACATCACTGACAGCATCCACACCTGTATGATGCTCTATAAAAACTACCCAATTAGTAATAGGATCATCAGGCTCTAGTTCTATTCTAGGCATAGTTAAAATACTTGTATCAACTTGTCCATACATATGTCCATTTCCAACGTCTGTTACATAATTCATACAGACTCTACCACCATTCATACCCCATTCATGCCAAAGTTTTTCATCAGGATCATATACAAATGTTCTATCATTAGTAGGTAAATTTACAAGATAAAACATATGTCCAGAGATTCTGAAATTATAACCCTTGATTGCTGTCATGTCTGTTTCATGATCTAAGAGTTTATCTAGATATTCATCTGATACTTTTCTAGGTTGGAAGCCATCAATCAACCAGTAAGCATAACCACCTGAATCTGATTTTCCAACAAAGGCACAATTTCTTTCATGCTGACAAACAGAATCCACAGAAGCACAACCAACTTGTAAAAGTGCTCCTTCATTTCTATTAAATGGAGAACCTGATGCATTAGCTGCATTATAAAAGAATTCTGATGAATATTCTCCAAATGCTATAATCTGGTTATTCTGCCTAGCTAGTGCTGTGATAGGATCTGGAAAACTTTCAGCAGATACAAAGTTAGTAGCATCCCAAGATGTGGGATCATCAACAACACAGTTAAATAAATCAGAACCCTTTGCTAAGACAATATAACCATCCAAGAAAACAGGAGATACTATATGTGGGGATGGAAAATCTGCATCAACAATAGCAGTAACAACACCTGCTGTATCTACAACCCAGCCATCAACACCATCACATATAAATAGATAATCACCAGTAGATGCTGAGTTACCTACAATCATAGCGATTGTTGTGTCTGTTGTTGTAATAGTTAAACCTAATGCAGTAGGAGCACCTACACTACCTAAAATATCTTCATAAACATCACTACCATAAGCAGCATATATTTTACCATTAAAGAATTGTATTCCTCTTGGAACATCAGCAGAGAATGATTTATATGCCTCTAATCCAGGTCTTTTAATTATCCATGTTTTGGTAATATCAGTTTGATCTACTTTCCTAGATTCTGGATAGCAGTTTAAAAATCTTTGGTCCTTATCAGCACTATCTCCTCTGTTAGAAAAAGCACCAAATAAAGGTAATTTAATTTTCTCCAGGCTACCTTGTGCTTGTCGTCGTTGTGCCATTATCTATTCCTTCTTTGTTGTCTCACCAAATTAACTAATGTCTTTGCTAAGTCTGAATTAGATTTAGCTCTACGAGAATCATAATTACTACCAGTATTATTAGTCATAGTACTAAGAAAATCACCAAGACCAGAAGCTAGACTACTACTAAGAGCGCCTTCACCTATATTCTGATTCTTAAACAGACTCTGTAAAGCACCACTAGCACCACTACCAATCATATTAGCACCAGTCTTACCTAAAGTATCTCCTAAGTTTGAAGATATATAATTTCCTGCTAATGGTCCCAATCCAGCACCAACACCACCTAATAAAGCATCCTTAGCACCAGCACCCTGTGCTAATCCAGATAATGTACCAATACCACCACGTACTATTGATGAACCTACTTTACCACTAGTACCTAATGCACCACCTAGAGAATTTCCTAATTTATCAAAGGCACCAGCTTGACCTAAACCACCAGTTACTGCACCTAATACACCACCTAAATGATTACCAGAAACTAAGGAACCTAGAGTATTCATAGCTAAACCCATTGGAGCTAGAGGAGTAAAACTTAAAGCAGTTCCTAAACCTTGAAGTATTTTTGGAAACAAACCACTACTTTGATGACGATACTGTGAGTTATCTACATTAGTCCATCCAGGTAGTTTTTCAGCATTTTCTACTGGTGTATAAAGACTGTTTTCATCAATTAATTTAGTTAATTGATTCCATGTATTAAGATCATTGTATTGTCTTTGTAAACCATACCTAGATCGTGTGCTCCCTTTTGCATCAATTCTTAGTACAGTATAAGGATCAACATAACCTAACATATCCTTTGAAGCTGGTGTTGGGTCCATTTTATAACCCATAACTTTATTGTTATATATTAGTGGTGTTGAACCAAATAAACTTTGTAATCCTGTAATACTTTGATTTAAGTTATCACCAGACATTGCCCAGGAAGATCTGTTTTTTGTTGGATCATAAGGAATTGGTTTACCGTTAAGTACTTGTCCTAATACTTCCCACTTATCTAGATCACCAGCAGAGTAGGGAGAACTGTTAGTATATTGTGTTGGGTTAGGAACTTTTGGATAATACTGACCAGTGTAATCATCATGAAAAGCCGGCATTGTTGACGCATATGGATTTTTACTTTGTTCTTGTTGAGCAGCTAATTCTTTTATAGTGTCATTTAAACCTTTATAACCCTTACCTATAGAAGAGCCACTAGAGTCTAAAATATTATAAGTACCATCACCTAGATCTTGTGTATTATATCCTGTAGTACCCCATTGAGCACTACTAGGATCAACATCACCTTGATAATATTGTTGTCCTTTAAATGAAGTAATTGGATTATCTAAAGAGAGTAAATTATACAGTGTAGGATCTACAGTACTTTTAGGAGTTTTCCATCCTTTGTTCTGCAAAGCAGTAG